AATCATTCCAAATTGAACCGTTAGAAAAGAGAGGAGTTGATCATAATCTTTGGATATGGGAATACCCAGATTCACATAAATCTTACATGATAGTTGCCGACGTTTCTAGAGGGGACTCTACTGACTACTCTGCATTTCATATTTTTGATATCGAAACAGCATCACAAATTGGAGAATACAAAGGTAAGTTATCACCAAAAGATTTTGGTAACGTACTGGTTGCTATTGCTTCAGAGTATAATGATGCATTACTGGTAGTGGAGAATGCTAACATCGGATGGGCAACCATAGAACAGATATTAGCTAGAGAGTATAGAAATCTGTACTACTCATCTAGATCAGAAACAGAAACAGTTGAATCTTACATGGCTAAGTATGAAAGAGACATGTTAGTGCCGGGTTTCACAATGTCTCAACGTAGTAGACCATTGGTAATTGCAAAGTTGACAGAATATGTTAGAGAAAAATCTGTAATGATTAGATCAAAGAGATTATTGTCAGAACTAAGGGTATTCGTATGGAAGAATGGTAAAGCACAAGCACAGACAAACTACAATGATGACCTTGTAATGTCTTTTGCTACAGGACTTTATGTAAGAGATACAGCAATAAGGTTAAGACAACAGGGAATGGATTTAGCTAGAGCACAGTTATCTTCAATTTCATCTCTTAACCAAAGAAACCCGGTAGTGTACAATTCAGCAACTACAAACTTTAACAATCCATATCAAATGGATACTCCGCATGGACGTGAGGACTTATCATGGCTATTAGGATAATATAAACTATTTATTAATAAACTAATTTAAAATGGCAGAAAAAAATTTATTTAACTCCTTACAGAGACTCTTTTCAACAGATATTCTAGTACGTAATGTAGGAGGAACTGAATTAAAAATAGCTGACGTTAACCAAATCCAAACAACAGGTAAATATCAAACAAATTCCCTGTTAGATAGATTTTCACGACTATACATATACAACAACAAAAATATATTTAACCCAAACCTTAATTATCAAACGTTAAGGATTCAATTATATTCTGATTATGAAGCAATGGATACGGACCCGTTGATTGCTTCTACTTTAGACATATTAGCAGATGAATCAACTCTACGTAATGATCAAGGAGATGTCCTTTCTATTAAGTCTTCAGATGAAAATATACAAAGGGTACTTTACAACCTATATTACGATGTGTTAAATATTGAATTTAATTTATGGTCATGGATTAGAAATATGTGTAAGTACGGTGACTTTTTCCTTAAACTAGAGATTTCGGAAGAGTTTGGGGTTTATAACGTACTACCTTATACTGTCTATCACATGGCTAGACATGAGGGTAATGATAGAAACGAACCAGCCAAAGTTTACTTCACAATTGATCCAGACGGGTTAGCTGCATCAGCAGATCCAAATTATATCCCTAAGTCAAATAAGACTATCATAAACTTGGATAATTACGAAGTAGCTCACTTTAGACTTATTTCGGATACAAACTATTTACCTTACGGTAGATCTTACATTGAACCAGCTAGAAAAATCTACAAACAATTAACGTTAATGGAAGATGCGATGTTAATCCACCGTATCATGAGAGCTCCTGAAAAGAGAACATTCTTCATTAATGTAGGTTCTATTCCGCCAAACGAAGTAGAACAGTTTATGCAAAAAACAATAAGCAGTATTAAGAAAACTCCTTATGTAGATCCACAAACTGGACAATACAATTTAAGATTCAATATGCAAAATATGATGGAGGATTTTTATCTTCCTGTTCGTGGAGGTGATACTTCAACACGTATTGAAACTACAAAAGGATTAGATTATGACGGTACAAATGACATCGCTTACTTAAGAGATAAGATGTTTGCTGCATTAAAAGTACCAAAAGCTTTCTTTGGATATGAAAAAGATCTAACAGGTAAAGCTACATTAGCAGCAGAAGATATCCGTTTTGCTAGAACAATTGAACGTATACAGAGAATTGTAGAAAGTGAATTAACTAAAATCGGGTTAGTTCATTTGTATGCACAAGGATTTACAGGAG